TGTCGTCACTGCTTTCTAATGCAATTGCAAACACATCTGCAGTATTTCCCATGGCTGCTTGAGCAGTGCCGTTTGGGCCAGCAACTAAACGTTGACCTTTAATAACTGATCCTGTTACTTTAACTGGGACTCGGCCTTTTAATGCAACTGCTGTGCCGCCTTCTAATTCGCTATTCATTAAATGTGCAGGATTAGCAGATACTGCACCAATTGCACGGAATCCAACTTGTGCTGCGGTAACTTCTGTTTCGCCGCCTATCATTACAACTGTACCAACTTCATATTCAGCATCAGCTAAGTATTTTTCTGCCAAGTCAGCATAACGAGCTGCGGTAGCTGTACCATTAAACACATTAGCTGTTAAGTTTCCAGAATTGTCTCGAGCAGCAATTGTGTTAACTCCTGCTGTAGTTTGGGCTGTATAATAACTTCCTCCGGCAACTTGAAGAGAATCTGCTTGAGTTGCTGGGCCGTTAAAAGATGTTGCATACACTGTTGCATATTTAAAACTAGCAGAACCAATATTAGATACACTATCTGCACCTGGCAAAATATTATTAGCAGACAACGTTAGCGGAGTCTTAACCGATCCTGATGTTGTCTGGAAAGACATCAATGAAGTTGCTGATTTAAATACTGGATTACTCGAAGTAATATTAACTGTTAGAGTATTAACGCCGGCACCACTTGTGCCACCAACGGTAAATCCGTCACCATTAAATAATACAGGATCAGCTGCTGGTGTAAAATCGTAATTTAAAATAGCAAGAAAATCGTTAGCAGTAACACCGCCAAGTGCCAATGCATTAGTAGCAGTTCCATGGAAAACTTCAGTTGCTGAAGTGGTTACACCTTCTGCATTGTTAGTATCTTTTAATGTAATACCAGCTTTAATAATTCCAAAACCTGCAATACTATTTCCAGGAATAGCATCATCAATTACAAACGAAGTTTTAGAAATAATGTATAATGTAGAGTCGTCAACAATAGCTTGGATAATTGGAACATATGCACCACCTGTGCCCACTGTAGCTTTAACACTACGAGATTTCATTTGAGTAGTCCCGCTACCTGAAACTCCTTGAGGACCAACTAGAATAAATTCTGTTCCGCTCCATGAAAACAGCTGATCGTTGGCAGTATTCCACCAAAAGTCACCTACTGTAGGGCTTGTTGGAGGAGTATCTCCAGTCTCAGCACCACCTGTGGTTTTCCACCCAGTGGCACCTGTAGCTGTATAATACTGCAATTTCTTAGTTAAATTATTATAGTAAAGTTGTCCAGTAATAGGTCTTGCTGGGAAAGATGGGCCGGCGAAATTTTCTAGTAAATGTACAAAATTTTCGTTTTGAACTTCACCATAACCAGCATAGTTTTTGCCGATAAGTTTAATATCAAGCGTATTATCGATGGTACCGTCTTCAACGACGGCAACTGTTGTTCCATTATATCTATCAATGCTGTACGACATTCGTTCTACCCCTTAACTATTAGTATTTAGTTTAAAATTCAATTTAGATCTACCCATGTGCCTGCTGCGTATGCTTGAATTTTATCTGTTGTTGTGTTATAAATTAACTCACCATTGTTTTCGCTAGTCATAACTCTTTCATCACGGTCAAAAGTTGTATATTTTGGAAGCTGAAGTTGTGTAGATGCTCTAAATCCGCCCGTTACATCTAGGGTATACTCTGGGGAAGTGTTAAAAATACCAACTTTACTGTCTTGACTGTCTACGTAGATTGCATCTACAAGGCCTCCAGAATTCTTAACTTTAAGTAAAAAATCTTGGAAAGTAGCAGCACACACTATTTGAAATGAACTATTATCTACCCTAATCTCTGTTTGAGATCCTGCCCCTAGTATCAGCGGAGTGCTATTTAAAATTGATAATGTGCCAGCGTTATCATTAGTTGGATCTGAGGCAATTGTTGAATTACCCAGCGTTGATACAAAGTTTGCGGGTGTTTTACCCATCAATGCATCAGCGTTAGTAGCAGTAACACGAAATTTCATACCTGCCAATGTGCTTTGATTAAATCCTGGGCCAATTTCGCCAGTAAATCCTCCGAGGCCAGTACTATCCTCACGAGGAGTAAACGCTACGGGATCTTTACTGAATATACCAAGTAATGCTTGCCCAACATATAGTTTAACAATTACTCTAGGAGCATTGTTAGTATCATATATAGTGTCAACTTCAAATCCTGATTTCTTCTGACTGTCTTTCCAAATTTTACTAGCAGGGTATTTGTTAGTGCCAGTATAAAAATACAGTTGATTTTCTGCGCTGTCAATCCAAAAATCTCCCTGGATTGCTGTAGTTGGGGGGATTGTTGATACTATGGGGCCACTGCCGTTTTTAAATCCAAGGCCGTCATATACTTTTAATCTATTCTCACTAGTGTCAAACCAGATTTGACCCGGTAATGGGTTATTAGGTTGGCTTGTATTTGCAAAGTTTTCAAGAATCTTTACAAAGTTTTCATTGATAAACTCACCGTAACCTGATACATTCTTACCAATGAGTGTAATATCTGTAGTTGTTTGATCTATTGCACTGTCGATAACTTCAGCAATTAGCGACCCATCTGTTTTATTAATCTTATAAGTCATTATATAATCCTACCAGTAAAGATGATGTAGTTAATTGTCAAGTACGGATTCATTGTATTAAATGGAACTGATTGTGCGCCGGTAGCGTCAATTGGGCCACTGTTAGTTAAGTACTGGCCAGCATTAGTAGCTGTAGCTCCCAGACCGCTTGTTGCATCAGTATCGTCAGGGGCGCCAGGTGCATTTCTAAATGCATAGTATTGACCGCCAGCATTTCCTTGTAGATTATGTCTGTGTTCTGGAAGATTGTTCACTGTTAATGTCTTATCTTCAGCACCGTTATACATACCAACAGTATCTGCAGTTACAGCAGTTACTCTATCTGCTGCTGGAGCAATTGTTGTATTTGACGTTTCACCAGTTGGTAGCAGTGGGACAATAGTACCATTGTTCATACTGTCTTTTCCTAGAGGAAATCTACCTCTAAGATCAGGAATGCCAAACGTTGATACTCCTAGTATATCCACTAGTGGTTTGTATGTATAGCCGATTACAGCAAATAATTCAGGATATGAAGAAATTAGTTGTTCGCTACCATCACATAACAAATAACCGTTAGGAACAGTTGTTCCTGCAAAAGGAAGAATAGTACCTGCTGGTATTGTTGCAACATTTGCTAAAAAAGTTTGTTTATTAGTTTTTCTTAACCCTGTACCAATTCTATTAATAATTAATTCGTCGGAACTATTTGAATCAAGAACCGCAGTTTTAGTATTGATAAAGTCTGAAGAGATAACTGTAGTAAATGTTGCAACGCCACCTACTTGGGCGCCTGTAAAGCTAATTGGATTGCTAGTTATATCTCCCTGTAACTGAAATACTGTAGGACTAGTTAGTCTTGTTGCAGTACCAGTAACTGAACCAGATAATTGGCCAACAAATGTTCCGTTAAATGTAGTTGCATTAATTGTAGGTGCTGTTATTGCTCCTGATGCAGCAATTGCTCCTGTTACCGTTAATGCACCGGTTGCCGCAGTGCCTACTACAGTTAAATTTTGTCCAACTTGTAAATTTTTTGTAACGGCTGCTCCGCCTGCTGTTTGTAAACTACCAGTAATTAAATTAGTTGCATTAGTAGTTCCAGTAATTAATATACTGTCACTGGCTGCAATTGATCCTGTTACATCTAATGCTTGCGCAGGATTAGTTTTATTAACTCCAACACGTGGTCCAGTAACCGTGATAACATCTTTATCAACGCCACTTTGTTTAATTCTAATAAAAATACTAGAGCCGTCAATCTTATTATATAAAACTGATTCCCCTACTTGACTAGCTGTTAATGATGTTGCTAAATCTGAACCTACTGTGATACCCAAATTGTTTCTAATTCCTAATCCGTAGTTAGTAACACTGGCAATATCACTTCTTAAAAAGTTTGTTGAAGCAACTGCTGTATTTCCTACTAATAAATTAGATGCAGTTTCTGCAGTTCCCCATAGTTTGTTAAGAGCAGTACCGTTGCCGTCAAAGTCTTTGGTGGAAATATTAATACCTTGCTTGATTGTTGCAAACCCGTCAATTGTTACTTTAGGAGTAAATGCATCCTTGCTGATAATTGCAACAATTTCATCAGCTACAACTAATTTAATTACATTATGATTAATAGCGATTGGAGCTGTTGTATCGGGTATTGGATCTCCAACATATGGCCCTGTTTGTGCGCCTGCACTAAACTGTGGGCCTACAAGGATCCATTGAGATCCTGACCATAAAGATAATTGTTGGTTTGAAGTATCTACCCATAAATCGCCAAGTGTTGAATTAGTTGGTCGACTAGTTCCTCTGTGAACATTACCTGCAGGTACCCAATTTAAAGATTCGTCACATACTAATAATTGCGGCTGCGCCGGGTTAGATGTACGTCCAGTATTATACCATAACTGTCCAGGAATTGGGGAGCCAGTGTCTGTAGGCTGGCTTCCTGGTGGTGTAGCCCTGGCAAAATTTTCCAGTAGATGTAAAAAGTTTTCTGCAATAAATTGCGAATATCCAGTGTAATTCTTTCCTACAAATGTTAAATTTGTTGTCTGATTGAGTTGCTGGTCGTCAACTACTAGTGGAGGGTAATTTACTGAATCTTGGTGATCAATATTATATGACATTATGCAACCTCACTTAATCCAGTTAAACTCTGGATACGTACAGTATAATCAACTTGAATTAAACGGTTTAAACTTTTCTGTACTGGGTGAAAAATGACATGTGTTAACAACTTGCCGGTGCCGCTAGTACTGTATGATCGTAGTCCTAACTCATCAAAAACAAAGTCTGCATTGTTGTTAGTAGTATTGTCAAATGCATCTTGGCCTTGTGGCTCGCCATAATCTAGCAAACAAGTAACAAAAACGTCAGTATAGTTAGTACCAGTTACGTGACGTGTTTCAATTTTGTTACGCACAGGATCTAAGTTAGTTACTGATCTATCATCTATAACTTTACTGTAGGTTTCACTGTACAATGTGGCGCTGGTGCCGGTTGAGTTTGGCGTTAAGTAGGTGATAATACCTGTAGGATCTACAGTTGTACCACCGTTGCCAAACGCAATTTCATAGATAAATCCTTGCCCGGCGTTGGCAATACTTTCTGCCAACGCAACGCTCATATTTTCGTAGTGTATAGCATTACGTTTATTAATGAAAACCTCTTGGGTTTTAGGGTCATATATTTTAATATGACCTTCTATATGAATTCCTGATAAGTCTTTACCTTGCATATTGATCTCTCATTGTTTATTATTTATCGTGGCCAAACAGTTGCGTTTTCTTTCAAAAAATTAGCAATCTTATTGTTAGAATTTGCCAAACTCTTGCCTTCATCTTCCCATAATTTCAACTCTTTCTTAACAATAACTACCTTTGTTTTCTCAGCGGCAGCAGTTGTCAGTGTGATTCCGTTAGTAGTTCCATCTACAGAAAATTCTGCAGGGAATGTACTATCACCCTCTGGACTGTACGGATAAGGACTATTAGGATAATTGTTTGATTCTACAAACAGATTGTACTCTGCTTTTTTCAACCTGTATCCGTTGACAAATACGTCAACTTCATTTACATCAGTAGGTGTGTACGCTAAGTTACCTAAGTTTGTAGTCACTCCGTCGCTGACAAATGTATTAACAATAATTGTGTCAGTGTACGGAATAGTTTCAGTTGGTCCAATATCTTGCACAGATTCTCCAGCTGCATGAACTACTGGAGTACCTGTACCTAATGTTCCTCGGCGTAACTGACCTAATACATTACCTATTTTAGTAAAATATTCGATACGCTCTCCGTTAATTTCAATAATTCCCGGTAAGTTAAGAGCTGGGTTAGGTAAAGAAAATACTGCGCCATCTGTTACCGTAATCTCAATATCAGATTGAATTAAATCAACGGCTAATGTAGAAGCTTTATCTTCACGTAAACGTTTATAATGTACACGATTTAGCATATCTTTAAACTGCATAAATCCAAAGCTAGTAGTTATTGTCTCATCAGAGAACAACATTACTTGAACTACATCAGTATTAACTAACCAGTCCTTTAATTTAACAGTTACTCGATCATCTTCTACCACATAGTCAACGCTATGAGTCAATAATGTTCCATTTTTAATAACCCAAACAAAATCATCTGACACTGCCGGGCGGCGTAGACTAAATTGTCCACCTAATTTATTAGTAAATTCATAATAGTCAGTTGTACCAGGAGTTAATATAGTAGATGGAACAAATACATCTGTAGTTCTATCAATATCTAGTAACATATGATTATAGAATGTAATTATTTCTATATCAGTGTTATCTGGATACACCGTAGCAAACTCTATAGTTCCATTATTAGTCACTGAATAATCCGAATCTAGATTAACCACTACTGCTAGTTTAGCATTTTCTACATATGATGATTGCGCAAGTTCTATTGTGATTCCTAATAAATCAACAATATATTCTACACCTGGTGTTAGCTTATTAGAATCAGAGTATACTTGAATATCTGTAGCATTAATGGTATATGTTGCAAATTTATGTGCAGGAATACTATAAGATAATTTGTTATCTAACATTGAAAAGTACATAACTGTAGGCGGACGAAGTATCTCTTGCCCTTTTCGTACAATAATGTTAGTTTCGTAAGGTTGTAATCTATTTCCTGGCAACAAAGATGAATTTAAATTATCTAAGTTATAACTTGTATCAACTCCGTTAGTAGTAATAATTTGACTTTTTACAACACTAGAAGTTTGTATAGAAGTGCTAGTATCTATCATGTAATTGATGAGAGTATTTTCTTCCACTGCTTCGCCAAATCGTATAGCTACTCTGTTAGGGCTATCGTATGTTGAATCAGTTTTGAATAATTCATAATCGGCTACTACCCCATTAACTAGGACTGTAGAATTTAATGCTCCTTCAAGCCACGGAGCACGAGTTACATATTCCGTAGTGCTGCCATCAGCTATAAAGTAGTCTAAGTCTAATATATCTTCACCGTTAAATCCTATACTAATTACACTAACAACTGAATCAGTAATTGGTGCAGTATCAAATTTTATCAAATTTGACGACCAGTCAATAGTATAGTCTAGCTGATCAATTATTTCATTACCAACTTTTACAATTACTGAACGATCAGTAGCAAAGTATTGACCTATAATAAATTCAGTAGTTGTGCCGTTGCCTTTGTAATTCTTAAACAGAATATTCGGAGCTCCGCCTGCTGGTCTATGATATACTTTAATAGCTACTGCATCTGTTATGTGACCTGGAACGATTTCTTCAGGAGCATGACTAGTTGTTGGTGTTACAAAATCGTCTCCGTCAATATTAATATCAGCTGGAGCATATCCAGTTGCTGTAGTCAGCGTTGATCCATCAAATGCGCCGCCTTGTAATTGTGTATCATATTCATTAGGTTGAGGAAGGATACTTCCATCGCTTGTACTCTTACGGAGTATAATTTTATCTTTATTATTAATAGTTAAGTGTGCATCAGGTATAGTAACTAAATCAGTTATACCATCGGCTATGATAGATGCCATTACTACAGTTGGTTTGTCAAGCATCGGGTATGTGGTAAAATTTGGATCGTCGAGTCTAATAGGAGCACTATACGTATACGCAAATACAGTTCCGGCAGAACCCAAGTCAACTGTTGTATCTAAATTAATTGAAAATACATTTTCAGAAATTACCTGACGAATTCGATATGTACCGTTGTAATTTCCAGCAGTTACTCCTGCTATAGTAACAAACATGTTGGCTGTAAATCCGTGAGGAGCAGATGTAGTAATCCACACAGATTTATCGCTTAATGCAGATTCAGTTGCTGAGATAATATTAAAGGTTGGGGTTGGAGTATATCTAGAAATATATACATTAATAATTTCACCTGCAGCAGGAACATACCCCAATGTATGATCATAGTCACCTGCGGTGTTAACTGTAATAATTCTATCATCGTACTTGGGATCAAATCCGTCCCACTCGTCAGTAAACCACGGAAGGGCATCCCATCCGCCAGTTGCTCCAAAGCCCATTCCTTGTAATTGAACTCCGTCATAGTCAATGCCGTGCATTAACTGTGATAGATCAACTCCCAACATGCCAGCAGTGGGTTTGTAGAAAAACTTAATTCTATCAGCAGCTGATAAATGTTCAAAGTTTCTTTCGTAAATAATTCTAATTTTTTCGCCTATAGCCGGAGCTGTATCTAATGTTAACAATCCTGAATAGCTAGTATAACCTTTACTGGTAGATTTTTTAGTTGATAGTTTGTATTCACCTCGTAAAATATCAATGCCGGTAACTCCCGCTGTGTCAGGATTTATTCCTGCTGGGTAAAGTTTTATAGAAACAGATCCTATTTCTATTCTAGGACTCCACTTTAGTGCAAACTGGACTCGTGAGCCTGTTCCTAAAAGGTCTTCGGAAACTTTATTAAGTTCCCCGCTTGTGTAATAATCTCGTGTTATTCTATCAAACTTAATAGCAACTTTATTAGCTCTAACAACTTCGCTTTCGATAATAGCAACTACTGTTGCAGCAGTGCCTGTCTCTGAAAGACCACCATCAATAATAACTGTCGGCGCTTTAAGATAGCCAGTACCGCCAGATATTAAATCAATACGATTAACTTTACCATTTGAAATATATGCTTTTGCTTGGGCGCCTGATCCGAAGCCGCCTTCAATTTTAACTATAGGTTGAGTAATATAACCACTGCCACCGTCAAAAATTTCTATAGACTGAACAGTAAACCCTACATGATCATACCAATGTTTCCACGGATATGAAAGTATATTATTTGACCCTGCTGCAATACTGCCGTCGGCCTGCACTGTTACGCTCATAGGAGTAACAGTTAAGTTATCATTAACTAACGGAATTAAATCAAAATCAGTTGTTGATTGTCTAGCATAGTCTGTCTTGTTATAAGAGCTAACATATTCTCTAATTTTTGTTCTATAAGGTTTTACTTCATTGATATAATCTTCAAAGTTAGATAAGTTATCATTGTTATAAGTAACTTTTTCTTTTAACTCGCCAACATTATGAGTTGCTTTTACAAAACTAGTTTTAAATGCCCAGTCAACAAAAATTTGTTCGTGTAGAACATAACGCAAACTTGCAAAGAATAATTTTAAATAATCTACTCGTAAGTCATCAACTAAGATTTTGTCTTTGATTGTACTAATAATTATTCGTAATTCTGCTGCGGCAAAATTATCATATAAAGAAGCATCAAAGAGTTGGTTATCAAATCCCACTGAAGAATTAATAAAGGTGTAAATGCTGCTTGAAAACTGTATAGTTCCGTCTTGTCTACCTACAACTTTATAATTTTGTGTATAGTCAATAGTTGTTAAATTATTGTATTTCTCTAATAATAACCAACCGCCTGTGCCAATATTTTTTACCTTAACTATACTGCCGATGTTTGCAGACAACGTTACAAGATAATAGGTATTATCAACAAGATAGTCAATTTTTGTAAATTGTGTGTAGCCAGTAGCATACCAATCAGCGTAGTTCCAGAATTTTGTTACATCGTATGATTGGCTTCTTGCTCTATCCCAAACTTTATCTTTACTGTTCCAAGCATAAATGCTCCATTTGTCAAAAGAATTAGTATCACTTAGTACTAGAACAGAATAAGATCTTGTTGTTAAAATCGTATCATCAAAATAATTGCGGCCTGCATTTTCTATGTGTACATTAATAATCCTGCCAACGGCATCTAAAACTGGTGTTAGTACTGCTCCACTACCAGAGCTTGAAATTTTGATAATAGGAGGATTCTTATAACCGTATCCTGGATTATCTATAAGCACGTCTGTTATGACTCCGTTTTCTGTCACGGCCCGTAGTTTTGCATCAACTAATGTTGATGTTCCAACAAATTTTAATTCAGTTTCAAAGTCGATTGTAGTATCCCATAGACCCGAAACTGTTGATGGTGCAGGCTCGGACAGCATTAGATCACTTATGTCAAAATCATCGACAATTAAATGGTCCATTAAAATAGAATTTACATGCTCAATATATTGCTTTAGTGCCTCAACCCTGTTAACAAACATACCCTGACGTGGTCTAAATTCAATACCGTATCGATTCTTCAGCGGAAGATTAGTGTCAGGCACAACTCGATCATTGCTGTCTTTACCAATTAAACTGTCTATCCATTTGTTTTCAATATTTTTAGGTATAGTAGTATTGACATACTCGCTTATGATTTTCCATTGACTGTGCATGTTAATATCATGATTGTCAATTAACCATGTTTGGAAGTTTAAAACTATGTCATTACCTTCTAATAGGTTATTAAAATTAACCAAACTAAAACTACTCGTACCAGTAGGCGCAACACAAGTATAACCATATCCGATTGGGTCAGAAATTAAACTAGAAATACTTTCAGCTGATAATGTTCGACCAGGAACATTTGGAGTTATTTTTTTATGCTTAACCCAGAAATAATATGTAGGAATTAATTTTTGTCCCACAGTATCATACTTGTTTTTAACACTATAAATTGCATCTCCGTAGCGGCTTTGACCGCTGATGCCGGCTGCTAGGCCTTTAGTAGTATCGGCTAACTTGTCCCATTCACTTGGTAAGTATTTGGTTTCAACCCACTCATAGATATCAATGCTTGCGGTTTTGTATAACTTATTCCAAGTAGTTGATCTGTAAACTACTTCGCCGCCTTGGTTATCTAAAAACTTAGCACGAGTTAGGTCCCACCACAACATTCCCACCTGACTCTTTGTCCAGTTTAACCCGCTATCAACATTAACTGCGCTAGTGCCCGTTGAATAAGTTGCTGGGTCAAAATAAGTTTTGTATCGAATTTCTTGTTCAGCAGGGCCAGGAATTTTACCTTGTATAGGATCAACTACATCAAGATATGTTACAATCTTGTTAGTTATTTTATTATACAAGTATGCCTTTTTAACATTAGAAATATTTGGTCTTGGCTGCTCTTGAACTCGCAAAGTCCATGAACGTTGTTCTGGATACTTAACGTAAGAGAATACTGCGCCTGCTGATGCTGCTGCATCAGGTGCACCAACTATAATTGTGTTGTTGCCGGCTGCAATAGAAGCTCCGTAACTAACTGTGGTTGAGCTAACGCTCTCCCCGTATAAAAATTCAGTACCATAAAGATCATAAATGTCTATACGACTAGCACCAGTAGCAAATACTATTAATGTAGAATCATTATTTGCAAATTGCACATATGTTCCAAATTGATCGCCGCTATCTTTTGTTATGCTTGCAATTGTTTGGTATGGCGTACTGGTATTATCAGTTTCGTATATGTATACATTGCCGTTGTTATTTCCAACAGCAATATACTGCGACGATTGTGATAAAGAAATACTTTCACCAGCAATGCTAGTAATTGTATTTGACAACACGTAGCTAGTTGATATTAATGTATATACTTGTACTTCGTCGTCAGTTGGCACTGCTGCGGCAAACACGCTACCGTCTGCAGATATTGTAATATTTTCAACATTAGATATTGATAGAGGATCTACATAGTCTGCCCACGGACTACTTGCAGTAGTTTGATAAAAATAAACTGTATCAGCAGCTGACACTGCTAGTATATAAGTATTACCTAATTTAGCAAATGCTAGTTTAGATCCAAATAGTTCATCGGCGGCTGCATCCTGACTTGTAATATAGTTAACAAATGTATACCCAATACCTAGTGTTTTATAATATAGAGATACATAACCTTGATTATCATATCCGCTACTATTAACATTACTTGCAGATGGGGCTGCGATTGCTAGCCACATGCCGTCTGCAGATAATACAGTTTCTACGCCAAATTCTTGACCTGCAATATCGGCAATTGTCGTATCTAATACTATTGATTGATTCTGAATCCAATTGTATGTTGGAGCTACATCATACGTTGAAATTGTATTTTTTCTATCTAAGATAATTATCTGATCTGCATCTGTTACAACAGCCGTTGTTCCGTTTTGTGATAGTGTAACTTTCTTTCCAAAATTTATTCCAGTAAGATCAGGAATAGTAGCAAGATCAATATTAAAAGAATTGTATACTTTATTATTTTCGTAAACTCCCCAAGTACCATTACCAGAATCTTTAGTCCACACTAATTCGCTAGGTTTAATACTAGTTGGCAAATTGTCATTTACATCATCAACTGTACTAAACAAACAGGGAATGAATTGATATAATATTATACCTGGAGGCTCAGGTAACGGCTCCCAACCTGTTGCTACTGCACGAATAACAATCTTACGAGGCGTCGAAGCACTTGGCGTTCCACCAACACGTTCTACACCAACTGAGTATACTGTGTAAAAACCATCTTTTGGAACAGGAACATTAGTAAGTCCTACTATATCTCCAGCAACTACATCAGGAACTATATTGCAAGTAAGAACTATTTCTCCAAGTTTACTAGTAGAGTTATAAAAATATTCTGCCTTAGTTACGTTAAATGCACTTTGCGTAAATCTGTAGATATTCCATCTTTCTTTAAAACTGTTCAACGTATTTTCAAATGCACACCATACATAGTCGCCTTCGACGAAAGTGCTGATATCATTCTGTAGGGCATCGCTTAATACGTCAACGCTTAAATTTACATCGTCATATCTAACAAATCCCGGAGTACGTAGATATTGTTTAGTCCCAGTTACAGTCCATATATTGTTATTATATCCTAATGGTTTAATATAGACATCTGAAGGACGTTGTCTATATACAAAATCTACAACAGTAGCATCAATAGTCGATACTAATTCTATAGGTTGTGGATTGATTTTAAATTGTGATTCGTCTAAAATAAATTCTGTTTCATTAAACGAAGTAACTGCACCGTAATCGCCAACACGAACTGCCCATTCTTCATCAAATGTTAAACTTTCCATGCCGTCAGCACTGAGTACATCAAACAATTTGTTAAGCACATTTTGTGTGCCTTTTTCAATGATCATTCCTTGATAAAATTTGTATTGACTTACATCGTCTTTGATAATATTTTCAAGGTACTGGCGCTTCTGATAACCAATTAAGTGTTGTGCAAATTTTTGTTGCTCAGCATCAAAGTTATCTGTATCTAAATCATAGAAGTCAGTAAATTGCTCAGATCGATAATCCCAGTTAGCAACCATTTTTGCTGTGGGCTTGCTATCAAGCATTGCCCAATCAGCAGCATTAAATTCTTGGACTCCGGGAAGGGTTGATAATGCAGAATAATAAAATTCTTTGTATTTTACAATATCACCTAACTTGTAATCAGTCCACATAGACCAATCATTTATTCTAGCTTGATCAAAAATAAATCCAGGAATATTAAATCCGCCGTTCCAATTTTGACTAACATAGCCGATAACTTTAATACGTTCTTGACGGTATCCAGGTTCAAGATCATAAATTACATCATTAAACAATGTTCGATTATCTAAAATCAATACATGTTCTTTCTGTATCATATAAAATACTGCACCATATATTCCGTGGGTAGTACTTTTAGGTGTTATTGAAAATTGACTCGTAGCATCATTTCTATAGGTATTAGTAAATTCAGGATCTAATTTTTGACCATCTACTCTAAATATTTTATAACCAAAGAATGGATCTAATAAATCATTTACTACACTCTTACTAGTTTGTAGTGTTATTCTATTAGCAGCGGGACTTAAAGACAATACTGCGCCGGCGCCCCAGTTTTGTGTCGTCCAGAACATAAATTCTTTTACAGCAGTTTCCCAGTTGGTAATAGACTTTAATGTAGTATTAAAGTCGTCGAATATAAAACCTTGAGCAGTTAAGTAAGATCCGTACCCTTGTAGGAAATCTACTACTTCTTGTACAGTAGCTAGTTTTGTACCGTAACCTAAAGTTAGTGCTACAGTAGTATCCCATGATTTTCTAATATCAGCATCACGACCGCCCGTAACTGGGAGACTAGCGAGTCTAGAAAATAATGCATTATCAAATGTATCAGTTGCTGTATGAGTAACATTTACTCTGTAATATCGATTACCATAAAATACAATGCCGCCTGCTACATATTTTTTTCCTGCAGACCAAACTATATAACTTTCAGAAATGCCGCCAACATTAATTGTCCTAGCAGATTCTAACCATGGATGATAATTAAAATACGGCTGCTCGTTATAATACCCGCTTATTTCAAAGCCGTCAGCATGTTTAGTAATAACTACACCACTATAGGCTACTTTTTTAACTGCTGATGAAGTATTTAAGAAAACAGTATAGTTTTCTTCAGGAATAAAAATGCTGCCGGTACTGGTTGGATTCTTACTATCTAATAACAATTTAAATTTATTCTTTGCAGTAAATCCACCTAACTTAATTCCAAGATTATTAGTTAATGTGTCTAAGTCAGTTTGATATTGATTAATTAAAAACGTTGTATCATTAGTTAGATAGTCAATAATATAATTAATTAGACCAGATGTTAATACTCTTGATGCGCTTGCTGCGGTGGACGGCAATACAATATCAGTAAGGCGAATACGTAGTCCACTAGTAGAGTATACTAATTGTCCACTAAGATTACGCACAATTCGACTTCTATCTAAACAAGTACCCAACACTTTATTAGGTTGCATTAACAATGCTGCTTGAATAATTGCAAAAGGATAATGCCCCGAACGTCTCCATGCAGACTCAACTGGGCCAACGTCACCAAATGAATAATATCCCTCAGCTGTTGGTTTGATCAAACCGCTTACAAAATTAGAGTTCAGCGGGTCTTGTAACTCACCAGTCTCCGTTACAGGAGTTCCTTTAGCCAATATTGATTTTGCAAATTTTTCTAATCGTCTAATGGGCTTACTTGGTTCTCTGACTATTCCCTGACGAATATCATCCCACATGATTAAGTTATTGCTAGTATATGGTGCTGGTCCATAGACTTCTTGCCACCAATGAGGAGGTAAGCTAAATCCCAAACATTCCCATGGATGAGTATGCGGACGATCTGTATCTAATAACCAGCGGTATACACCTCTCCAGTATGCAGGAACAGACGAACCATCAGGTGCATAATTACCACGGTAATTAAAAGTAAATGGATTTAGTCTATCCCACCATTCGACATTTTGTTTAGTAAAATCTTGTCCAACATAGCTAGTCCATTGATAAAAGAACGTACTTAGTATAGTTTCGTATTCTTCTTTTGAATAGACTGTTGCTCTATCATACCCAGGAATATAATCATGGATATTAAAAATGTCAGGATTATATTGTACTTTGATATTATTAAAGATACGTTTTTCTAATTCTAAAATTAAATCATCTCGGTAATCACCAAAAGCAATTGTTATACTACCGTCGTGCCCTTGTATAACTTCAGTTGGCTCTGTATAGGTAGTATCTAAAAATTTTGAAGGAATAAATTTAGGATACAATCCTAATTTAGTAGGAGTAGCTGGGCAAAACGATCCGTCAGTACTTTCGTATTCCACAGCAGTAAGCATGTCTCCTTCTGCTAGATCAGTTAATATTTCAAAGAATACATCTGTACCAAATATATAATCACGTCCCTCTACAAGTTGTACATCATTAAGATAGATATTGACAGATTTGTTTGACAACACTGTTAGATTAAATCCTACCGTTAATGGATATATTTTAGTACGAGGATCTAGTACTGTATATTCAGATATATTTGATGCTGCATATCCGTACATGTCTGATAGGTAATACGGACGAGAAGTTGATTTATCTTTTGCTAGCTCTGCTAATACCATATCAACATGACGACGTGCGTCTGTATCAATTCCAGAACTTGTTGCTGCTACAATAAATGCTCGTTTAAATTTACTGTAGTCATCTCGAGCTTGTTCGAGTGCTTTAAAAACATTAGCAGTCGTTGACCCAAAATGGTATAAACTTAAATTTACTGGACCCGAGTGCTGAATAAAACGTGTGCCGTAAGGTGTTACATTTCCAATATCTCGTAAATTACCAGTTCCGGGATATGTACCAATAAATGTATCAATGTTATCAATAATAGTATCGACATGATCAATTACTTGACCTAACGTAAATTCTGATAAGTTATTATTCAGCGGATTATTTTGCAGATTAACCGGGACTTCATAATATCCGTTATCATTTTTTTGCTGCGCTGAAAAACACTTTAATGTAACTACATCCGTTAAAGAAACATTGGTTGTTAATACTACATATTTTCTAACAACGTTAGTAGCAATTGTATACTTAGATCTTGCTAGACGTTTACCGTTAATATATACCCTAACTTCCAAATCATCTAAATTATCTACCTGAGAATATACGTCTATAGGAAAATTGTTAATTAATCCACTTTCTTTAAAATTTCTAACAATAGGTTGTATATTTTGTATTTGTGTTGTTTTCCAACCATTAACATAATTAACCGTAGTTAATCCTACAATTAATTTTAAGAATCCAGAATCAGTAGTTGAGGTAATAATGTCAACTACTTTCTTATAGGTAAACTTGTCTGCTATTAAATTAAATTCAAAACTAATATCACCAATGTTGTTTATATTTTGATATGCTAATGGAAATCCTAACTCGCTATCAGTAGTTCCTGTGCCTATCTTATATGAAAATAACTTGTTACCTGCAAAGGTTGTACCATCATATACTAATGCATTTCCATAACTTATTCCATTAGAATCAAATACGTCAAATAATGGTGGCTGGTTAACTAGTGTTTTTTTCTGTCCAATTTTCCATGTGGTTCCGTTGTACCAATACATTACGCCTTGATTTACTGAACCCTCTTCAACTAGAACTGTTTCGTTTTCTAAGGGAAGACTATCATCAGCTTCAACTAAATTAATTTGTCTACGTAGACCAGAGAACACTTCTAATTTATGAACGTCCGAACCTGTATCAAAAATATTTGCAACAACTGTTAGATTTTTATCATTGTATAATTGTATCTGTGTAGAATTAAGTACTCGTACATAATAGGCTTTTCTGTTAGTCAATCCAGCAATACTATCATTTCCGTTATTAAGATATAAAACTTGATTCCCCGTTGTTAGTCCGTGACCAATTGCATTAGTTAACACATTAGTTTCAATAGTTATAGTATTTGTTTCTGGATCAATTCCGGGCAATGCATAGAAACCTATCTGGCGGCCGGGCACTGTTACATTTACAAAATTGATATTAAAGATTCTGCCTTTGACTAATAAGTCGGTATCTGCTGTAAATAATACCCTCATGCCTTCTGCAAGATCTACGCCATCAATATTATACCCCAGCGTGCCTTCAATTGTTGAGAATACATCTGTAGTAAATGTATCAATTAATGTAACATTTGTTTTTGCTTGATGGCCAAAATTAAATAATTTTAAGCCAGCATCAAATTCAATAATAGGACGAATTGCTCGAGCAGATTGATCTAAGGACGGTACTTGGCCAGCGGCTGTAGCTGCTGCAATAATTACATCTTGGTGGAACCAACGGTTATATCGGCTCCACGGATTTCTATCTATACTGCCACGGGCAACTAGAATGTAATCTTTTCTCTGCGGGAAAGAAGTTGCTGTACTAAAAGGACTTTGATCAAATGCATCATCATCAAACAACAGTGCTTTTTCTTGAGAATAAGAACTAATAATCTCTAAGTCAACTTCGGAAACTAAACGAATAGCAGTGCCAACTCCTTCAACATACCAGTATCCAATAGAATAATTTAGAGGGTATATGTTACCTGTAAACTTTACTTTCATACCGTTTGATAGCGGGATTCCACTATTCATAGTATAAGTTTTTTTGCCTAACACATCAGCTTCAACATTTAAGTAAGTGTTATCGTCAATATCTAATACATGAAATGCGCCGCCGGTATCAGCACCGTTTTCGCTAACATAGTATAATACATCAGGGGCATTAACACCAACAGTAAATGTTACTGTACCAAATTCAACTGCTGATGCAGATACCCCAACGGTATATCTTTCAAGATCACCAGCTACTCTAGAAGTCTTAATACTAAAAGGATTACCTAAGCTATTAATTACAAAAGTATAAGTTTGACCTCTATATAACGTCAACGTAGGATTACGGGTTAGACCGTCAGGAGAGAATAAAAATGCATAGTTGTCTGACTCGTCAACTGCTTCAACGGTATATGTACTTTCTATAGCTAATTGTTGCCCGGCTATTTCAATAGGAGCTGGTCCATACGGTAACCAATAGTATTGTTGATAATTAACAAACTTGTCCCAATTAATATGAGGGTTCCACGAATATGATTCTTGGCGGTTTACCCTTTCATGATTTTGCACATTGCCGCCAGATACATCAATATGGTTAATATGGTCAATATAATCTTTATAAAAGTTAGTATTACCAAGGTAATCTTGAATAACTGCTGCTGGTTCTAATTGATAATTTTGGCGAGTAGTATCTGCGGCTGTTACAAAAATATCACTCGAAGTTACTGCCTTTGCATTTTGACGACCAATATATCCGTTAACTTTTTTAACCGTGCCCGGTTGAGTTAACTGATCTAAAGTTGCTTGTAAAAACTTTTTATTACTGTCTGTTCTAAAAATTCTTGGCAATAAATTAGCAGATTCTCTGCCTTCTGAACTTGTCAAAGGAATGCCTGATTCGTTTTGATCGTTATTTGCCATTAGTAACTCCCACTAGTAATAGACTGTGTACTTAATGTAGATGATGTCATAGTTATTGTTCCGCTACTGTTAATCTTACTAGCAGTTACAGCTGATAT